TAATGCTATTGTATCAGTATAGCGAAGTTTACAAGTATACTTTAATGGAAAACCAACTCTAAGAGATTTACGTCTTTTTCTGTATTTCATACGACGTCTACGTTTTCCTTTTCTGTAACTGCGTTTTTTTTTATATTTGCGATTTGGCATTTTGTTTTATTTTATATACACAAAAAAATATTTTCTTTGTCTCCATTTTTTCAAATTGGCTCCAAAGGCTCCTTAATAGAATCTTATGAAAGGAGCCAACATTTCAGTTTGATCTACTATGTGTAATCTTCTTGCTATCGCTTTATCGTCTATGTTTAATGGCATTTTATTAACACAAAAGATTTGTTTTACTCCTCCAGGTATAGTTGCACATGAATGTCTACAATGTATTGATCTTGAATTTAATACTTCTGCTATATGTATTTGTGTTGTTCTTGGTAACATACTAAAGTCTATGTCATCATATATAATGAAGTCTTGATCTACATATTTTTTTAAATCGTCTATATGTGTTACTCTTAGATATGTTTTTTTTAAGTGAAAATGTACATAAGATTTTGCCCATTCGGTTTTACCGGTATCAGGTTTATCTATTATAACAAGTGATTTCTGTTGATCCCATATATAATCTGTACCTGTAAATGGATAAATATGGTCTTTGAACTTGACGTTATTCGCAATTTTAGAAATGTTTCTTTTAACAGAGTCGTAATTTATAATAAATTCCTTAGGGTGCATAAACGCAAAAGTTTCCATAGCCTGCTTCGTCTTTCCTGCTTTTGCTAATGCAACATACCCATCTTCTATATTAGTTACTGGGCATTTATCTTGTTTTCTTAAATAATTGTTTATCCAGTTTCTTTTTTTTTTACCTATATTTGGGTGATAAGTCTTACCACCATATGCTATATCAAAATAATTTTCTTTTCTTATATTGGGTTTATTAGCTAACTCAAACCAACAATGTATATGATATGGACAATCTTTATCTTCTTTATGTGTTTCTTGTACTATATAGTATTCTACTATTTCTTTAAGTGTCAAAAGGTGATCTCTAATTTGTTCTTTTGATAATGGACATCTAGAATATGTCAAACCAACTGTTTTATATTGCATACGAAATGGCATTATTTTTTTAATCATGTAGTATATTTTTCATCGTGGTTACAAAAAAGGTAATAGAAAGCATCCTGCCTTCAACTACTTAATATAATTATAATCTAAAGCATCCTGTCTTCATCTAACGCATCCTGTCTTCATCTAACGCGTCCTGTCTTCATCTACTTAATATAATTATCATCTATGTAATATATTTTCTTTTCTCGTTACAGAAAAGGTACTGAATTTTTTTTAGCCTAAAGCCTCAATACGCTTCGCTTCTTGAGAGGCTTTAAGGAAAAAAAAATTTTATGTAGTTTAATTTTTTTTATTTCTATGGTTTACACTCTTTGTCCACTTCTAGCCCTTCGGGCTAGCTGCGCCGTAGGTACGATCGTTAGACACAGGTGGGGGCCTTGAGGCCATTTAATCCTGAGGTAAATTACCTTTCATTCCTGTGAATACACATATATAGTCAACTGTTATTAATAGTCTTAATTGTGGTGGGTTATCACTTATATCAGCTAACATTCCTGCCGCTGTTGTAAATACTGTAAAGAAGTCTTCTTTACTTGGACCAGATCCATCAGTTTGTCCCATAAGCACATCATCATTTGTTGAACCGCCTATTGCTTTCATACGGCGTTGTGACCATTTTTTTGTAATTGTTCTTGTTTGTAGAGGTTCAGTAGATTTTACCATTGTCCATGTAGTTCCCGCCGATCTACCCATTTCATGTAATGCGGCTATATCTGTATTTGGAAGTTGTAATGATGCATCAGGAGATATTCTTATTCCAATTGCTTGTGCATCATCTGAAGAATTAGCGTAACCAACCACTTTCGCGGTTATTTTAGATCCTATTACTGTATAGTTATCATATATCTCTGCTAACATATCATAATGACGTGGTTGATGTCCTGTACCACTATAATCAGGATCAAAGATGTTATTAGCCCTAAAGGTGTGATAAGCAGTTCCATCCGATGGGGCATCTAATGCTATTGTATCAGTATAGCGAAGTTTACAAGTATACTTTAATGGAAAACCAACTCTAAGAGATTTACGTCTTTTTCTGTATTTCATACGACGTCT